GTAATGGTGTTCGTGGTTGGATCGCTCGCGGTCACGAACATGACCTCGCCGGTTCGAGGCACCTTGAGGATATCTTTGGGAGCGTAAGCCGTTGCGTCCTGGACGGTAATCTCGGTGTCCGAGTCGCCGTAGGAGCCAACGACTCTGGTCCACGACACGTAGACGTCCTCATCGAACCAGAAAAACTCCGCGGTTCCGGTGATGCGCTTGCGCGCTCGCATGAGCAGAACCGCCCATTGCGTGGTGTCAGGGACGTAGCGAGCGATTTCTTCCGCTACGTCAAAATCTCTCCTGTGTTCATCGATGTCATAGGTCAAAACTGCCATTTTCCTCACTCCTTGCGGCTCGTCACGGCCGCAGGGACAAAGAAGAGCCCCCGAAGGTCTACCTTCGAAAGCCTTGTAGGTTCTTGCGACCGTGGCGAGTTATTCGATCTGGCCGAAAATCCCCTGAGTCGAGCGCCCAGAACCGTCCAGTCCAAATAGAGCCCGGACGTAGGCTTTCTCTGGGTCTTGAGGCTGGGGTTCCCGGCGAGAAGCCGCGGTGGGTCGCGGCATTTGAGCGCCCTTTTTCTGGGCGGCTTCGATTTGCTGTTGTTGCTGGTCCTGCGCCTTTCGGCGCTTGGCCTCTTGGTACGCTATTTCGTAGGGGTTTTGTCCAAACTGAGCCATCAGAAGGATGTGAGGCTGTTCCTTGATCACCGCCTCCATCTCTTGGCGAAGATCGTTGAAGTCGTCCTTGCCTTTGGCGGCTTCCTGCGCCATTTGAGCGAAGGCCCGCCGAGTGGCTTCGCTTTGGACAAAACCGAGAATGACCTGCATGGACTGCGCCAGCGGCGCAATGTACTGCTGGGAAGCTTGGTTCAGCATCTCCTCGACGATCTTGCGCGCCCTCGCCTCAACCCTGGCGTCAATGGCCTTAGGGCCTTTTTCGTAAAACTCGTCAAGCCACTTGTTGGGNTCCACTTCCTCGTCAGCGGCTTGAGAGCTTTGCGGGGTGGACGGTTGAGGTTGCGGCGTNGTCACGCCGGGAGACATCCACGTGACGCCGGGAGCCGTCGTCCCGGGAGCCATCCAGGGAACGCCCTGGTCNTGTGGCATGGAGGGATTGGGTCCCCACCATGTCCCCTGCGCTGGATACGGAGCCTGCTGGGTACCAGGAACCGTTCCCGGCGGCTGAACGCCCCCCATCATCGCTTGGAGAAGCTGCGCCATTTGCAGGTTATTCTGTTGTGACTGCTGACCGAGGCGTCGCTCCAGGTTTTTGTACGCCTCTGCCAAGTCCTCGTAGCTCTTGAACTTGCCGAGGATCAGCTCTTGAGGCTGATCGCCGGGTTTGTTCTCGGGCTGTTCGGCTTGGCTTTCCTCCGGTTCTCCCTGTTTTTCGGGGCCGGCTCCGAGGCTATCATCGCCTTCTTGTCCCGGCTCCTGTTCGGAGTTGTCGGGGGAAGGCTCCAGGTTGTCGTTTTCGATGAAATCCTCGGAGTTGCCATAGAGTCCCTCAACAGCCATTCTGTCACTCCTTAAGTTGGTGTTGATGCGCCCTTTCCACCAGTCTGAGGAACCAGACTAGCGAACGCCTCTCGCCTTGAAGCCTGGTCACGTCAGCGAGACTGGTGAAGGCCGTCTCTGCGAGCTGTCCTTCGATACGACGGATTTGCTTTTGAATCACGGCCTCTACGATGTCCCACTCGATGCTCTCTCGAAGGGTCGCCAGCGCCGTGATTTCGCTGGATGTGAGGTCATGCAGCAGGCTTGCCTCACCACCTTACGACGCGATGCCTCTCGCGCCTAAAAGCTGTTGGATAGGGTTCATTGAAAGAGGCGGCGGCTGCGCGGGCGCTTGGGGAGCAAGTTGTCCTAGAGCGAGGGCTTGTCCCAGCGCCGCGGGACCGCCTTGAGCAAGCTGGGCAAGAAGCTGCTGTTGCTCGAACACCTCGCGCGGAATCAAAATCCGCTCCGGACTCCGGATGTCGAAGGTCTCGAGCCACGCCTTGACAAGCTCGTACAGGTCCACGAACGGGATTTGCGTCTTGAGGATGACCTCAAGAGCCTGCGTAAGCTGCGCCCGGCGCACCTCTTTGTTCGTTGCCGGGTCGACAGCGCTCGATCCGGGCCTGTACTCGTGTTCTCCGATGATCTCATTGGGCTGTACGAGTTTCCACGACATAACCTCATCGTGGCTGAACACCTTTACGGCGCGAGGCGTGGTCACAAACTGCTGATTATTCAGGTCCATGAGCTCGGCCATGCGTTTTAGTCCCAGGGTGTCAAACAGGACGATCTTGGTGTCGAACCGAATGCCGGCCGAGGCGTTCTTGATCGTCGCTTCGGTCGCCGTCTGTCGGGTGGCGTCGGTGGCTCCACGTACCAGCGCCGGCGTCCCAAGAGCGTTCTCTGCGTCCCTGCGGATGATCGCCTCGTCGTTGTAGGTGCTGGCCGTCACGTCCGACATGGAGAGTTCTCGGATGTCGTTGTGAATGTCGTCGACACGGACGATGCCGTGAGGACGGCTCACAAGCTCCGATTCGTCGATGTCGGCATTTTTTCGAACGAGCCACATACGATTCAGAACCAGACTCACGTTATCGATGCGCTGGTTGCGGTTGGTGTTGAGCTCCTCGTTGAGATGCCGGATGATGTCCATAGCAGAAAGGCCGTAGGGCTCGTTGGGAAGNGGCTCCCAAGACTGGAACACAAACGGTTTCTTGGAGTGCCGCCAGTAGGGGTTCATTCCGTCGAAGAGCAGCTGGTCACGGTTGACTAAGATTGCGTGGCGGTCATCTTCCCAGTAGTGGAGCAGTTCAAAGAGCTCGCCTCTGCGGATTCCCTCGGGCCAGTCGCCGTCGTCCGACGAGATGGAGACGCCTACCTCGGACAGTCTCTCGAAACGTCCTTCGTGCGCCCATTCAGCGCCCTTGTCTTTCAGCGCCTCCCAGTCGAGTTGAAAGACATCCCCGCTTTGGCTTTCCGAAAGCGTCACCATCAAATCTTCGATCTGGCCGCGGGTGACGATCTCCCGCTGGTAGACAAAGCGGGCATTGTCGATGTCCGTCGCCTTGGGGTCGATCCAAAAGTCGAAGAAGTCCACGTTGATGATCTCGTTGTCATCCCATGCCGTTTCGAGCTGCTCGATTACCTGCATTTCGATGCGTGGGATGATGTTGCCGAAGGAGTCCCATTGCAAGCCGGTCGTGACAGGCACCCGGCGGCGGACTCTTTTTTGCTCGTATCGCCAACCTACGGCCAAAATGGCGGCCGGGAAAATGAGCAGACTGGTCAGGTAGTCGTAAAAAACCGCCTCCCAGTCGTTCTTCTCAAGCTGGGTATCGACGAGGGCGGCCGCCAGCTTCGCCTGCTGCTCGGCAAACTCGACGTAGGCAGGATTGGCCCACCAGGAAAGCTGCTGGGCCGATGGAATGGGCACAAAATCGACGTAGGGCCTCGTCCTCACGAAAGCCTGGTGGATGCGGCTCCGCAAGGTGTCTACCATCTCGTAGGCGAGAGGGATGTGAAGGTTTGATCGGCCCTGGGCTTCCTCTGGCAAAGGCGGCCGGTAACCGACGTAAACCTTGTAGTTTTCAATAGCGCGCCGCTCATACTGCTTGCGGAAGTTGTCCGCGTAGTCGAAGCGGTTGATGAGCTCCGCGGCACGTTCCTTTGGCGACCTGCGTTCCTGCCTGAGCAACACGAGTGCCATGTTACGGCCTCCTAGTAGCCTGTTACCTCACTCACAACCGGCCTGATCCTGCGTTCACGACGCACCCTTCTGCGCTCTCGTTCCTGTTCGTCGATGCCGGGTCGCGGCCGGCTCATGACGAAGTAGCGGTCGCAGTCCTGCGGGTGGTCCTCCTGGCCGGACGCCAAGTCTTCGGGATTGGTCTTGCTCTGTTTGAGAGCGGGGTAGGTCCGGATCGTGTTGGCGCATGCCGGCGTAAAACGCAGCAAAGCCCTTCGCTCGCCCGTCACCGGGTCGTCGAATGGCTTGAGCCAGGAGTGAAGTCTCCTCCACCCGTTGGCAAGGTCGGTCTGCGCTTTGATCATGTTCAGCGGAAAGCCTTCCTCCCGGCCGATCCTGGAGAACACTTCGAACGTACTTTCTCCCGTCTGTTTGTTCGGCGTCCAACAGTCGTGACCGGCGACGATGTAGCTGATCTTTTCGGGGAACCCTTCAGGGTCCCGGCTCATTCGGATGATCGTCCTGGCCTGCTCCTCGTCTGTGACCTGAGTCGGATAGTACTCCCGGTAGCACACGGCGCTGCCATCGGGTGCGATTGCGTACCACTTGAAGCAGGCGCGGCTGCTGTAGCCTGGATCGTATGCTGCCACGATGCGCCAGTCTTTCGGAGGATACCAGCCAGGATCGTCGATCACGTGGACGTCATGGTCCCACTCGGGGAAGAAGGCACCGGAGCCGGCCGTGAACGCCTCCTCCGGTGTGGCCGGGTACTCCCTCCGGTAGGTGTTGGGCATGTTGCGCTTGGTCTGCTCGTACCATTCCCTGGTTCGCCGCGGGTCGGCGTGCCACGGGAGGAAGATCGGGTAAAAGTCGTTTTCGCCGGCAACAGCGGCGTTCCAAATCTCTTCAAAAAGCGTCCCCATGTCGGCGGTGCTGATACCGATCACCTGACCGCCATCAGGTCGGTTCACCGTCGGATAAACCGAGTCCCAAATCTCCTCGGCCCATTGGTGATACGCCCACTCGTCAAGAATCACGAGGTTCGCCGTAAACGTCCGGCCGGACGCCGGCGATGCGGTCATGCCGATGAAGGTGGAAGGCTGCGCGTTCGGGTGATACACCGTCACCGAAAGCGTTGTAGCCTCATACACCGGCCAGGGCATGTCGTCGTAGGGAACGCCCGTTTGCTTTCGGATCGCTGACGCCTCTTCCCGGCTCCGAACCATCCAGCGAGGCAGCTTTTCGAAGATGAAAGCGAGGCGCTGGACGAGCTCCTTGGTGTCCTCCTCACGCTTGGAGATGAGGATTACGCTGAAGCCCGGGAAGAAAAGAAGCCGCCAAGCAGCATAAGCCAGGGCAAGCCAGGAAAGTCCAAGCTGGCGGGCTTTCAGGACGATCACAAGGCGCTTGGTCAGAAACGCCCGCAACGTCTCGATCTGCGCCGGCCACATGGTGAAGGGGATGACGACACTGCCCCCGGTGGTGACCGCGTCCTTGTTCTGAATGCGGACGTAGCGGGAGATAAAAAAGCGGCAGCTCTTGCGGCATTTGTCGATGAGCTGCCTCGCCCGCCGCTCCCTGCGGATCATTTTCACGTGCTCTTCGCTGAGTTGGACCGCCACTTAACCGACGTCCTCCTCTGCGTCCAGTTCCGCTAAATCGCTCTCACTCAAACCCGCGATCCGAAGAAGAAGTCCCTCGCCCTTCACGGCGAGATTGTCCTTGAACATGCCCTCAATGCGGGCCAGGGCCTCAAGCGCCGGCTGTTTGTTGTGCAACTCCAGCTCGACGCCGTATTTGGTCTGCTTGAGCTTCTGGATCACGGGCCACTCCAAAGGATCGATGCTCTCCTTGGGCTTGACGACAAGGCGCTCCCCGTCCCAATCGGCGAAGTCGGCGATGTTAGCGAAGGCGATCCTGGCAAGCTCCTGGCGGATGCGATCCTGGGTGACCTCGAGGCGCTTATTGATGCGCTCCATCTCCTCACGGATCGCCTCTTGTACGTGGGCGTATCGAGGATTATTCAGCAGATCCCAAGCGATGAAGCCCGCGCTTTTGGGCGAATAACCCGCGTCTTCGGCCGCTCGTTTGCCGTTAAGGTAGATGGGATAGAGCTTGACGAACCGCTCTTGCTTGGGCGTTAGTTTTTTTCGCCTAGGCTTAGCCAGCATCGCCGACCTCCGTCAGGCACAAAAAAATCCCCGGGCAGGTATGCCCAGGGTGCCAGGGTCAGAAGCTATTATACCATACGTGTCAAGCCCCCCTAGACTTCCCCGAAAGCGCGATACCACCGATAGCGCTCTGACGGTTTCTTTCGCTTACGGGGGAGCTTGGAGCCTTTGATCTGGTACGCCCCGGGCTCCACAACCCTGGGCTTCGCGAGCCACTCGTTCATCGCTTCCTGTTGCCGGCGCAGGGTGCTTTCAGCCCCTTCGACGAACACCACCTGGAGGTCGCGGGCGGTTGCGTCCGGGTCCGTAGGATGGACCGTCACCGCTCGGCACACAGGACAGCGCCACCTGCCGTCTTGCTGGCGTCGGAGCCGGGGTTTTAGGCCCCGGCCGACCATGCAGAATCCGCAGATGGGGTCACGCTCCAGGTCGGGCATCTGTGCCACGACCACCACCTCCTGCACCGCTACGCTCATGCAGTCTCCTCCTCTGAAATGGGGCAAATGACGATCTCCACCCGAGAAGCACCGTCTTTCTCGCAATAACACTTGCGGGCGTCCGTCGCACATACCTGGGCGTCGTCGTGCCATGTCAGCCCTCTCAGAGCGTCGGCCGTGGCCTTCCAGAGGTTGTCGATGTCCGGCCGAGAAGTGTGAGGGATGGGGCCGCTGGGGTCCTTACGCCTCATGAGACGCTTAGGCCTGGGCAGGTAGAAGCGCACAATCACGCGGAGAGGACCGTCCAGTGGCCTCGCTCCCTGCTGCTTCGCGGCCAGTATCAACGCCGCTTTGTAAGCGTTCACTGGATGATCGGCCGGCGTGTAGTTGCGCACGCGCCCCGCAATCAAGGCATGCCTTTGCCGCGGCTGAGCGACGGGGACTACCGGCACCGTGAGGCTAATCACGCTCTCGCTCATCTCCCCCAGCGCCTCCTGTAGCGGCATACGCCTGATCAGGCGCTCCCGCCAAGTGTTGCGCCTCCCTCACAATCCGACGACCGCAACGAGGGCAGAAACGCATGTCGTGTTCGTATGGATCGCCGTCCTCAAACTCCCACCAAAAACGACATGCCTGGCACTCCCACGCGTTTAGATCGGGATCATAGAGTACGAAACGAGTCTCGCTATCGGCGATCTCCTCGCGGGCGAGTAGATCAAACGCCCCGGCAAGCGCTCTATACGCCCTGTAGGAGAATTCAGCGCCCTGCGGACACACTGCGGACTCGCAGTGATCGCACGTATGGATGTGCCGATCGCGGTCATGTACCGCTTTTAGGACCTCTGCCATCTCCTCCCGCCAGCGCCGCAAGCGGTCGATCTCGTCCAACAGCGCCCGAACCGTCGGCGGGTCGAAGGTCGAGATGTAGCGGGCGTTTGCAAGATCTTCGTCTGTCCATGAGCCGCCCTGCGTCGTTTCGACGATGTGATCCCGATCGGCACTAGCGATGACGAAACGATCTGCGTCATCATATCTTGGATCGGTGCGGATTCTCCACGGTCCAGGCGTCGCCGCCTCTGCGATGCGGCGCAGTTCTGCGAGGCGCTCTGGGGTCAGTCGATCATCGCCTCCTTCCTCGCTATGACGATTGGCGCGTGCATGCTCCTGCGCCCGCTCCTCGTTGCGGCGCATCTTCGCCAGCACCGCCCGCTCCAGGTCGACGCCCAGAGCCTCGGCGATGCTCGCGCACACGATCACGACGTCGGCGAGCTCGTCGGACACCGGATCCAGGGATCCGGCCGGGCCCAACCGACTCAGCGCCGCCCCAAGCTCCGTAACCTCCTCTCCGAGCGCCCGCCTCGCCACCGTCGCCAGCACACTCGGCACTGCGGCCGTCGCCCGACAGCCGCGCGGCCACTGTCCCCGCGCTACGGCCACCCGGTACGCCTCCTGTTGGAGATGCGAAAGCGTCAACTCACTCATCGGACTCTCCTCCCACTCCACGACGTCCACGTCGCTCACCGCTTTCGGCCTCCCTTCTTCCGGCCGCCGCTCCTGGACTCTCTCGCCACCCGATAGGCGATGGCGGCCGCCTGGTCAGCCGGATACCCCTCCCGACGCAGCTTGGCGATGTTTTCGCTGATGGTTTTCCGCGACGATCCCCGCTTCAGCGGCACTTATCGGCACCTCCTCTAGCTGGATAAATGTCACCAGAGCCATTTTTAGGCCCCTAGGAGCGTCGCGAATCCCGTCCAAGGGTGATAGGCTATGTCCACCGTCCTGCGCCGCTCCTGGACGCCTCTATGTGCGTCAGACAGCGTGTCGCACATATGGTCGGGGGCGCGGTCACGGCGGCTTGTCCGCGGCGACCGCCGAACCGGCGCCGGCGTCGTCCGCAACCGCCGCCTCCCCGGCGGCGTAGATCAGCGCGGCGTATCGCTCCACGGTCTCCCTGTCAATCTCCTGATACGCGCCCGCATTGGGCGCACCGTCCATGCTGGCTGCCGCCGGCGGCCGGTCGCGGTCCCTCTGCCGGCGCTCCTCCTCATACTGCTGGGCCGCCGCCGCCGTGGTAAGTCCCTGGGCGACGAGCCGGTCCAGGATTGCGCGCAGATACGACGCCCGGCGCTGACCGGCGAGGCGTGCCTCCCATATCGCCCATTTGATGGCGCTTGGGTGGAGGCGTCCCTCGTAGCTGCTAAGCAAGTCGTCGATCGTGGTCGGGTACACGCTCCAGAGGCGCTCGAAAAACTGGGCCGGACTGATCGAATCGTCAGCGATCATCACATCGGTCGCGGTGGCCGGCTGATAGCCGGATGTCGCGGACTCCTCATCCTCACGTGTACCTANAGCGTNATCGTATATACCACCACNTAGGTACTGTATTGGTTCGGTTATTGGTACGGTAGCGCAGGACGTCTCTCGGNCATCCTGCGGACGTCCTG